GGACTTCAAGCCTGATAAGAAACTTGAAGAATTAATAGAGATATACAAGAGACATGTAATAACTACATCATATCTTCTATTGCAGGATAATAGAGTTGCTATTGATAAGATTAGGGAGTTTCTTAGGAATGTAGACCTTACACAAGTCGATGATAAAGGCAAACCAGTGTATTCTATTAATCAGGTAACTGCCACTATTAAAATGGTACCAGAGTTAGCTGCTGCTAATAGGAAAGCAGAGAAAGACCTTGCTAAGGAAATGGAAGAAAACTCCAGAGCTAGAGGTATACAGGAGAAGAAGTTATTTGAAGATGGATTAGATATAAATTAATATGGAAGCAGTAGATATAGTAGAAGCATTGAATCAGTTTCATGAGAAACTAGCAGGTGAAATAGGTGGGCAGTTTGTGTTACAAAAGAGCCTGTTACCTGATGAATCATTTAAGGCTTATAAGAAACTAAGTCTTGTTGTATGGTATGTGAAAGGCTCCTCTAAGGTTAGAGCACTTCAGGTCAACAAAGTATCTAGGATGACAAGTGACAAGGAGATTGCAATTACTAACAAAGAAGCTTGTACAGAATTAGCTAAGGTGATGCTTGACTTTGTAGCAGGCAATGATTATGTAAGTTTGGTTTATGGAGCTAAATAAATACCAGTCCACTTTTGAGGATTTACAACTGGATAGTTATCCTCAAGAGGTACAGGATGAATTTATGGATGCTATTAATTCAGTGCCTTTAATCCAGCACCTTATTAGTCCTAACAGACCCTTAGCTAAGGACTGTCCAAGAGATGAAAAAGGTAGGATTATAGTAGATTTAACAAATCCACCTATAATTGAGGACACTGATTACTTTAGACCAGTTGCTTTGTTCTACAAGAAACATGGCAAAATGACTAACTTGAGACCTAATGCTAATCCAAATAGTGAGTTTGGTAAATGGATTAGAGAAGAAGTCAGAAGAATATGGTATGGTTATGTCAGGGAATCTGATGGAGCATGGGTAACTGGTGACATGTATTTCTATCTGAATTATTGTCCTATCATTCAATCAAAGATTAGAAAGGGTACTAAGATTGCAGATAGAATTGTAGATACACCAGAGTTCTGGGAAGGAATATGGTGGAGGTCTAATTACATAGACCAAGCAAGAAAGCTAGGACATCACTGTGCTGAAATTGCAAAGAGAGGTGCCTCAAAGTCATACTTTGTAGCATCAATTCTTGCTAAGTTATTCATACTTGGAGAGAATGAAGATACCAGCAAGTCAGTTAGGGCAATGGTTACTGCATACCAGAAGGAATACCTTACAAAGGATGGTACTCTGAATAAGTTTGTAGAGATGATTGACTATATAGCACAGAACACAGAGTTTCCTTCAAAGAGACTTAGGTCTTCATTGCAGGATATGCAATGGAAAATGGGTTATGTAGACCTTGATACTGGCACACAGAAAGGCACACTTAATGAGATTATAGGTGTTTCATCTAAGGATGACCCTGATAAGTTAAGGGGTAAGAGGTCCTCAAGAATAATAATTGAAGAGTTTGGTAACTTCCCCAAGGTGACAGATACATATAGGGTTATTCTTCCTTCAGTACAGGAAGGTAACATTGTCTTTGGTCAGATGATTCTTATTGGTACAGGTGGTTCTGAAGGTGCAGACTTTGCTGGTGCTAATGAGATTATCTACAATCCTTTAGGTTTTAACATATATGCTGTACCTAATGTGTATGACAAGTCAGCACAAGGTAAGAATAATACCATATTCTTCTTTGGTGCTTATGTAAATAGGAAAGGATGTTATAATCAAGATGGTATATCTGATGTAACTAAGGCACTACTTGAACTGTGTTATGATAGGTATCTTGTCAAGTATAACACCATAGATTCAATGGCTTTAACAAGAACTAAAGCAGAGAATCCTATCACACTACAAGAAGCTATCATGAGAAGGGATAGTACCTTATTTCCAGTAGCTACTATCATGGATAGAATACATCAGATAGATGGTAATCCTAATGAGTATGATGATGTATATGTTGGTGAACTTGAACTAAAGAAAGATGGTAAAGTAGAA